CTCTCGGCTCCCATTTAGCACGGAACTATTGAGCAGCTCAATTATCCTCCCTGTCGGGGTGGGGGACAACGAAACAGCACCGTTTTGGGCCATTTACTTCTCTGGACTCCCTAGCTAGGCACGCCACCGAAGCTTATCCTCGGTGCTCGCTGCAACAGCGGCCTTAACGTTTGGGCCCCGTAGGGCCCACCTCATAGCGCAAAGGGGCTTACCCCCCAGGGCACATTGGCCGCAGCGCCAGAGGTTGTTCGATCATCAAGCACAACTTGTCGTAGATGATTCTCCACCTCGATCTGAACGTCGGGTGGGATGCCAAATGCAAAATGGAAGGTGGCTCTCGCTTCATCGGAGATAGGGTCGGACTGTTGTTCCATACCCTTTAGGTTGTAGAAATACGCGTTAGACATACGCGCCATATTCATAACCCCACCTTTACCATCACCGTGGCGCTGGAAGACTCGATAGTATTCTTCCAAAATAGGAACGCCAGGGTTGCAGGCAGCCCCACATGCTCCTAGATCATGGCAGTACGCCTTGAACAGAGCGGGGTCACTAACATCCTGCAAGATGGTAGCATCTTTGGACATCACGTCGTGAGGACTTCGGACCATAAGCCAGCCACCCGGTACACATACGGGCGAACATTGGCAAAACTTGATCTTCTCAAACTCATCGACGTAGTCATCAACAACTAACGTGAAACCCATATCACGGAACCAGCTGGTAATAGAACCGGTCACGAGAGCTAAATCCTTTCGCTCAATCATGATCACACAGTCATCACCATCATCAGCTAGCTCGAAGTGAATACCCAGGCTCGCAAGGTATGTGTAGAGCATGGCACACATCAGGATAACGTTGCCCAGTCCCGTGTTTAGGTCACCACTCATGCGATTTCCGATCGGATAATACTGAATGTATCCGTCGGGCACGGCGGCATGACACACGTTGTATAACTGGTGGGTCAGCAACTCGCTCAATTCCCTAGGACATGGGTTACCTGTCCTCTGGTAGAGCGCCCTGTAGAAGCGATGCTCAAACCTAATTGCGTCGCGTGACACATGCTGATCAAACCGAGACACGTCGCACGATAACGCGACAGGATCCTTAAAGGTAGCCCACTTTTTCGCAAGCAGGGCTCCTCTCTGTTTCGGGTTCAGGCCTTTCATCACCGTCTTAGTCCTAGATCGAGGACCTGACCACCTCTTGAATGAGGTGTTGAAGACTTGGTTAATGGCACGGTAGATGTTGTGCTCTATAGGCTTGAGGTACTTCCCTAACAGAAGGTTGAACCTAGGGTCTCGAGGCTGAATCAACCGCGGCACTGGATCGGGTTTCAGTGTGTAGTTGTACTTCTCGAACTTGACGAACGCGGGAACCTCAGAGTACTTGCTTATCCTTGCAAGGTCGAGGGAGACTCGTGCACGCTCGTAGCATAGTCGCTTGCGGCCCTCGTAGTAGGAGACAACGGTCTCTTCATCCACGGGAGCGGTCTTAGCACACTTAGCAACGACGCGCCGGAAAAACTCTTTGCACTTCGCGAACGCCTTCTCTTTTGGGCGGGGGGGGAATTTGTACTCAACCCCCTCCTTCACGAAGAACACACGCTCCATGATTGCCCGATACGTAGAATGGTAGTCATTATTGATGACCCCAAACTGCGGCGCGCCCATTAACGCATTCACTGTGAAGTATTGTCGCGGCTTTTCTAGCCCGGGTTTGTGCTTGGCCACCAACAAC